CCCTCAGAATCGAGTGGGCACTCAATTGTTGAAGGCAAGATTGTTACAGGAGCCGGTGATGCTGTTACGTTTTTAACGTAAGGAGCTGAGGGTGTTAGAAGAATGCTTCCCCTGGCTGGAACGCCATCAGGAAAAACATCCAGGTCGTCACCGTCAGCGTGAGCAAGAAGAAAACGGCCAACGACAGTGCCGTAGCCAACATTTGATGGAAGAGTAGTCATTATAGATCCATTCTATCAGATTAGGCCGTTCCGCCATCAATAGTTGTTCCGTCAAATGTTCCAGTTGCGCCGGTGTCACCCTTCGGACCTGTTGCGCCTGTTGCGCCCGTTGCTCCGGTCGCACCCGTTGCGCCCGTCTCGCCTTGTGGACCAACTAGCCCAGCGTAAGTTCTTGAGTTCCACGCTTGACTACCATTACCAATTTTAAATTTGTTTGTGTCGGACTCAAGACCAATCTCGCCAACAGCAAGTATCGGGTTTGCAGCAGTCCAGTTTGCCGCCGTGTCATTTCTTAATTGTATCTGCACAGCCATTAGAAGCTACTCGCATTTCCGCCCACAAGTGGACTAATTCCGCCATAAACACTATTTGCTTTACCACCATCAATGTTACCGTATGGTTGCCCATCCGCACCTTGCAAAGACTCAAGCCATTGAGCCTCGGTGCCAGTGAAGCCTTCGATCTGTGCAACTTGGTAAGCAGAGAAACCGTTTTGTCCCTGAGCTCCGGTAGCGCCTGTGTTTCCTGTGTCGCCCTTTACGCCTTGAGCTCCGGTGTTTCCGGTGTCACCTTTAACGCCCTGAATGCCTTGTTCGCCCTGTGGACCTTGAGCACCAGTGTCTCCCTTGTCGCCCTTAAGCCCCTGGATACCCTGGATACCTTGCGCACCAGTGTCGCCCTTAGGGCCAGTTTCTCCCTGAACGCCTTGGATGCCCTGATCGCCTTTTGCTCCTTGAGCTCCTGTGTCACCCTTTGCCCCAGTATCGCCCTTAACCCCTGGCACACCTTGAATTCCCTGAATTCCAGGAGCGCCGTCAGCACCATTTGCACCGTTAGCACCAGGCTCACCCTGCGGACCTTGTGGACCTTGTGGACCAGCAGGCCCAGGAGTGCCAGCGGAACCGCTATCACCAGGAGCACTGCCGGCATTATTAGTAACGCCAGGCTTTCTCTTGTCTAGCTTATTAATTTCAGATTCGACCTTATCAGCCCAGTCCTGTGACTGTGCCGGAAGATTGCTATCGGGAAAGAAAACCATAATATAAATTATACCCTAAAAAGAAAAGGCCCACTCCGGAACAGAAGCTCAACGGAGTGGGCTGTCCCAAAGGAGGGGTGGGACAAAACAATTATACCGCAAAAGAAAAACCCCCAACCGAAGTTGGGGGCAATTCCTTTGTGCGAGGTATTAGCTACCTGCACCAGTCGAAGCGATTGTTCCGGCAGGAACAAAGAATCCACCAGTTGCGATGTGGCGGATTCGCATCTGCCAGTCGTCGTTGTCAAATGAGCCATAAGCCTCAGGGACAGCGCCGCCGCCTAGTGCAACACCCGATGCTGACTTAACGCGAAGCTCAGGAGCCTCGAATCCGCGAAGGAATCCAAGCACAACGCTTGGGTTAAGTGAAGCACTTGGCACTGGAATCAAGAACCAGTAAGCACCGGCGCTTGGGTTGATCTTTGTGATCCAGTCGTTAACAACGATAGTCACCTGTGAACCGATTGGGTTACCAGTGATGGTCTTTGTCAAGATTGAACCGCTAGTTGATGAGGTCTCAACAGTCTGAACAGCAAGGATCTTGCGTGCAGTAAGCTCAAGCGCACGTGGGATTACCAATGCGAACTGGCTTACAGGCTGGATCAGTCTGCCGTTATACTGCTGAAGGTTTGCAGCCTCGATAGCCAACTCTAGGTTAGTTAGAGTTAGTGCACCGTTACCCGAGAAGAGGTTGTTGTTGCCCGACTTGAAGTTAGCAGTGTTCAAACCTGAGCTTGAAACTAGCTGCTTGGTAACTTCTTCGTCTTCTTTACCCGCAGCCTTTAGGCCAAGCTCGATAGGTAGACGCTCTAGCAATGAGATGTTGCCGTCGTTTACGACAGCCTCCCATGAGAAGCGCACACGCTGACCGGCCTTCTTTACTGCGAAGTCGCTCTCAGTTACTGAGAACCAACCAGCAGTTGGGTATTCGTCGTATTCGCCAACAGTAGGAAGTGAGCCGTCACGGAAAGTGTCGCCCTGGTTGTCCTTACCCTCATCTTCGTAGCGAAGGTTTAGGTATTGCTGCTTGCGGAAGTCATCAACAACTAGACGAGTTGCGAACTGGTCCCACACCTTTGGGGTGGCCTGGTAGTTCTCAAAAAGAATCTTGTTGATGGTTGGAGCTAGCTGGATCGGTAGGTCTGAAGTAGAGATACCTTCCTGAAGCTTTAGCTTGTCGTTGCGGTCGCCACGAAGTGCGCCTTCGAGAAGCTTGGCAGCCTCTACTTGACGTGATGTAATGTTTTCCATAATTGCCTATCCTTACGCAGCCTGAGTCAAACGGACGTAAATGTCGCCAGCGGTTGTGGTTGCCTTTGCGGTAACTGCGTGACCGATGAACTTGTTACCAGAAGCGGTAACATTGATAACACCAGCAGAAGTCATGTAAACCGCTGCGCCAACAGTCACTGCTACTAGGGTTGAGAGCTTGACAACACCGTTGAACTTGAGAGTGGCGTAGTATGAACCGTTCTCCCCAACTTTTGCGTCATGCTGTGCTAGGCCAACAAGTGCGCCAACCTGAACCAAGTCGCCTGATTTAACAGTGCTTGCTACAGGAAGGACAAGCTCATTGCCATCTTTGTAAGTCTCATTAAGAGCCATGATTTACCTTTCGATTACTTACCAGTTAGGCGAGCAATGATTGCATCATACTCGTCCGCTGGTGTGGTGGTTGCGGCTTTGTTAGCCTCATATACTACGCCTACAACCTGAGCAGCTGGGGCGGCGACGGACTCACGAAGCGAGTCAGCGTAGGCCTTCTCTTCCTCGATAAGTTCGTCAACAGTCTTGACGTTAGTGTCAGACTTTAGGGCTTCCGCGACACGCTTAAGCGCGATCTTTGGAAGACCAGATTCGTTAAATTTCTCGGCAACGTCAACAGGGTCGAGAGCTGGAGTTTCCTCAGCAGCGTCCTCGTCGGTTTCAGTTTCCTCAGCCGGGGTGGCTGCCTCTACAAGAGTCTGAACAGACTCGCGTAGCGGACCGAGTGCCTCAACAAAAACAGTCTTAAGGTCAGCAAGGGCTGCCTCAAACTCTTCCTTTGAAATAGACATTTCGTTTCCTTCCGTTTCGGCTTCAGTCACCAAATCGGTAACCTCACCTTGCTTTTTGTAGCTCTCAAGCAGTGAAATAAATTTTCCACCAGCTCCGGCTACTGTTACCACATCAACGCTGGTCATTGGATCTGATTCCAAAGATTCGATGATAGGACCTTTGCGGCCTTCGGCTTCGCCAGCGATGGCTGAACCAAAAGCACGAATAGACAAACCCACATCGGAAGCCATCTCTTTAATGATAGGCGCAAAGTGTGAGTAAAACTCGATTTCGGCATACAAGCCGTCGTTGTTAAAAACTGCATCAGAAACAAGTTTACCAGCCAACTGGTTAACGTCTCGCTCTGGGCGATCCGACTCTTCGGCAATAGAAGGGTGGTTCATGTAAACTTTTGTGCCAGCCTTAAACACGTTAGGGCCGTAAGTCTTGAGCATCTCAGGACCGTAGTAACCTGAAGAACCCCAACCAGCTTCAATGACCTTGACGTTCCATTTCTTTCCAGAAACAGGTGCATCAAAACCAATCTTCTCGGTAAGAATCACTGACATAAAATCTCCAATTATTTTAACAATCTATATGTTATGATACCACATTTAGTTACTGTGGTGTTGCAGTGTCGTTAATATCTCTCAACTCGTTTGAGTTATCCTGCATCGAACCAACACTGCCGCTGTTTCCCTGTGAAGGAACAGCACTTCCGTTACCGCTTGGCATGTCCATCATTTCTTCAGGCGCACTGTCGTGCAGGGCAACAATGTCCAGCTCGTCGAGCACAGATGCGCGGAACTCGTCCATCCAAATTGCACCGGTTTCTTTTGCTAAAGCCAAAGACTGCAACTGGCGGTAGCTTGACTCAGATTCCATCTTAGGCCACTTAACAGCAACCTTCTTGTCGCCAAAGAAGCGGAAAATGCGAGCCATGTAAAGCTCCCACAACTTCTGACGAGCCTGCATCGCCTTCAGGGTTGGCACATCAAGAGTCTGTGCAACGCCGTAAGCGCCAGAGGTTCCAGGGTCAGACATTAGTGCCACAACCGAAACCTCAAGAGCAGAAGCAACCATAGCAGCCAAAGGACGGCCGTTGCCAAGATCCACGCTGTTACCGGTGCGAGGCAAAGAAGCCAGCTCCATGTCGGCACCCAAAATGGCGGTCGAACCAGCCGAGCTAGGCGTAGCAATGCTTGCCGCCGCAGCCTGTGTGCCAGACTTCGACTTCGACTTCAAAGCCCAAGCAAACATGCTCAACGCCTTCAGGATTCGCGCCCCATCCTTCAAGTAGTCGTTGTAAGCGTAAGCCCAAGGGTAAGCAGCAAAAGCGTCAGGGACACCCCAGATGCTGCCAGTGCGACGGTTAACCGTGAAAGGGAACATCGTCTTGCCGTAGTTCACCGGCTGCTTCTGAATAGTCGAAACCCTCTGAGGGTTCTCGTAGGTGTCAACCGGATACCACTCGTGCACAGTTGACTTAAAGTTGTTCAAATCAATGCGTGACCAAGAACGGCGAATAAAACGCACAGTCTCGGTGTCGTCAGGGTCAGTAACCCAACCAGTGATCTCCTTAAAAGGAATGCGCTGCAAGCGCTTGGTAGCATTGTCGCCCAAAATAAAGAACTGGCCAGAAGTAAAATTAGAACGCTCATTGATGATCATGGCATCAAGGCTAAACAAAGCGTGCTGGTTAGCTGTGTCGTTAACCAAGTTCTCGATGCGCCTAGAAGAGTAGCCCTCAAAAGAAACGCCCTTACCAAACACGTAGCTTGAACGCAAGCCAAAGCCGCGCTTCAACAACGGGTTACCGTCACACTTCTCGGTCAGCTTCTCGGAGAGGTCGTGCAACTGCTCCAAAGTAAAAGCATCGCTAACAGGTGCAGACAAGCCAAGCAAAGACCAGCCCTCGTCCTCAATTGCCAACATAACACGGCTCATATCAGCATAAGACTCAGAAAAGGTCTCTTTGCTATCAAAAAACTCATCAAAATTATTCAAAAGAACTCCAAAAAATTAAAAAACCCAACAAAAACAGTATACCCTACCAAACCCACTCTGACAAAAACGTCGAACCTGAGCTGAACTGAGAAGCATCCGCAAAGAACTGGTCACCCGGCTTGGCGTTACCGAACCTGTTACCCACCAAAGCAGACATGTCAAGGCACGCATACATCGCCGCATCCAAACGGTCAGGAGACTTCATACCCCTAGAACGCATGTCGTCCTTCGACTCAATCTGAATCGAACCCTTCGCACTGAACTTATACTTAATCGCCATCATCTCATCCAGCAAACCGCGATCATCCATCTCAATGTCAAGCTGACCGCGCAACAAAGCCTCACGGAAAGAATCATAACCAGCGGCACGAGCATTCAGCCAACGAGTATTATCGGGTGAAGCAGCAGAACCAACAACAGAAATAACCAAATACTTATCGGAGCACATGGCCGCCAGCATGTCCACAATAGGCGCACCCAAACCAGTGCCGTCCACACGAACCTCAGTCGCGCCATGCGCCACAGCTAACTCGTGGATCCTGTTCGCAGACTCAACCGCATTCGACTTAGACCATGTAGCTAAATGGCGGAGTCGCCCACCCCTATTAGAATAAATGACAGAATCATCGTCACCAAAACGCGCAACGTCCACACCAAAAACAACCGGAACATTCATATCCTCCACAATATCCAAATCGACGCCCTTATCAATCGCAACCTGCGAAAAGAACGTAGTATCATCCTCATCAGGGAACTCCGCCAAAACCTTAGACTTATAACGTGCAGAATCCTCACCCCAAGCAATCTTCTGACGCTCAACCCACGAAGGCTGAATCAACAAAGGAGCCAAAGCCTCCGGGATCTTCTCACCAGTAAAATTAGGTGTATCAAAAGCAGAAACCGTAATCTTATTCCAAGTATCATCCTCACGAAAAATGCGGTGAAACTCGGTCCCCCTACGGTCAGGGTTACCAATCGCCAAAACACGCGAATCCGCAGTAGTCGTAACCGCCTCAGTAGCAGTATACAAATCAGCCGGAATACCACCAGCCTCATCCAAAATCACCATCACAAAACGGCGGTGAATACCCTGGAACGCAGAAACAATATCAGTATCAGCAGGACGACGACCAAAGCCAACCAGCGTGCCATACTCATCATCGAGCTTCCACTCCTCAGACTGATTAATGTGACCAGCCAAGGGGAAACCGCGCAACGCAGCCGCCTTATGATTATCCTTCAACTCACGAAACAAAACACGAGCAATCTGCGGATAAGTAGGAGCCGAACAAATCAAAGCAACCTCATAAGGATTATGAGTAGCCACCCACCAAGCACCGGCCATGCCAGCAATAGCAGACTTACCCATACCATTACAAGACACCACAGCCGTGTGCGTGTTATCGACCAAACTATCCAAAATCTCGCGCTGCTTAGACCACACAGTCTTACCCAACACATCAAACACCCAAGCCGCCGGATCCTTCTGATACAACGACAACTTAGACCGCTGACGCAAATCACCAATCACACCATCAAGCACATCATCAATCATCATCAAACTCCTGCCCACGGAAACCAATATGCAAATTCTTATCCGTAAAATCCGGCGCAACATCCGCCAACCCATTAGAACCAGTCACAACCAAATCCCCACCAACAAAACAAGTATGCGCACCACGCCACAAATTCAACAAACGCAACTCATCCTTCGGCCGATCCGCCGAAAACGACGCACCACACCCACAAGACTCAGAAACGCTCATCCGACTCAGCCACCAACTCAGACTTTGCCAAAAACAAACCCTCAGCAACCAAACCATCCAACTCAGCCGCACCCACCTCAGGATAACGCTCCAACAGCTCACGCTTCGCAAAATTCAAAGCCACATCCATAGCCCTCAACAAGACACCCTGCTGATACTCAGACAAACGCAAAACCTCAACATCCAACTGCGCCTTCTGAGAATCCAAACGCTTACCAATCAACTCCAGGGTTTTGAGTAGAAGTCGCGCAGACTCCGGATCCTTCAAACGCAAAGCCGCATCCCCCAAAGAATCCTTCAACCCATTCAACTCAAACAACAACAACTGACGCTGCTCAACATCCGACCAAACATCACGACGACGCATCAAACCCTTAACATGCGCAACAGCCTGCTCAGCAGGAATACCAGTCTTACGCTCAATCTCCTCACCACTCCGACCCGAAGCAGCCAAACTAATCAAAGTCTCATCCAACAAAGACAACCCATTACTGCGATCCACTACAACCCCCTCAAATCAGTAGGCGACCCCTCTTGAACCTGCAAACCCCCAACAGCATCCAAAAGCACATCCAACTTATCCTCAACGTCCTTTACGGCCGAAAACACCGTAAACAACATATCAGCCAACTCCGTCAACGACGGACCCTCAACCGGCTTCTCCTCCGGATCATCCATAATAGAACGAGACATACAAAACCTCCAACGAAAAATTTTTCCTACCCCAATTCTACCAGGAAACCCAAACCAGCCCGATTTGTTTCAAAAACCCCTAGAATTAGGGCGTGGAGGGAGACGACCCATACTTTATATCTTTTCCGGTATAAATTGATTTCTTTAGGGTTTTGGCGCAGCAAAAAAAAGCCCTGACTTTCGCCAGGGCTCTTTCTTTTCACTCAATCTTCGAACAGAGAGTTTAGGTAAACTTCTTCTCCCATTTCGCAGGGGATGCATTCCCACTTTTCCAGTAGGTATAACTCTTGGTCGAGTTTGTTTTCAAGTTTGGCGATTGCCTCCATTACATCTTTGGCAACCACTTTACCGAATAGTTCTGACCTTACCAAAACCACTCCGTTACGAATCATCGTTACGTCTCGTTCGTGTCCACACTTCACTTGATTCTCCTTTGTTTGTCGGAAACAATTCTTGTCTCCGAAGGCGCAAGAATTGTTTTTGCTATGACTTTTGATTACGGCAATAAAAAAAACCCCTAAGCCGTTTGGGGGAAACGACTTAGGGGCTGGCTTTTTAGGACTCTAGTGCGAAGAAGGTCTTCACGAAATTCTGGTTCTCTTCAGGTCGGTCTGCCCGTGCCTGAACACCGATTTCCGCTCCAACCATCTTACCGATGAGGGTATCGATATCGAGCTTCTTCTTGCTGCCTGTTGCTCCGGCGAATGCCTTGGTGCTCATACGCATCCAAGTCAGGCCTGACGCATCTCCAGACTCGATATCGAACATTGGGAGCTGCTTCCAGACCCAGATGTTCTTGCTCGTTGCTAGCCCCACGTTCAGGACCGGCTTTCCGGCATACTTACCACCCTTGATGGTCTGTTGACGAATCTCTCGAATTTCGAGTTCATACTTTCCAGCCTCAAGAAGTGTTGTTGCGATTTCAGTTCCATCGAATGATGGTAGGTTGATTATGTTTGTCATTTCTTTATCTCTTTTCATATTGTTGTGGGTGGAACCGATTTGGCTTCCGAAGGAGCCAAAATCGCGTTTCACCGGAATTTACGGTTGAGTGCTGCGATTACTATTGACAGGGTTACTAGGGCTAGTGTTGCTGTGCCGAAGAAGATTCCGGCGATTGTGAATTCCTGCGCTGTGATGGGTAGCAGGTTTAGGTCAACGTTTGGCGTTGACTCTATGACTTGTGCTCTCCTGAATCCGATGAGGGACAGGATGCCTGTGAATCCGGCTATGATTAGGATTAGTAATGCGTTCATTTTACCCACAATATCTTTCTGGTCGGTAGTTTTAGGTTTTTGATTTCGTTCATCACATACGCGTTTTCACAGTCGAGACTGAACACAATGATTTTGAACAACTCCGATGTGTTGCCCGGTAGTTTCACGGTGTCTCCAATGTCCAGACAGAAGCCATTCATATCTTTGTATGGCCACGCTGCATACTGCTCATCTGATTCTATATTCACTTTACTTTCCTTTCAGTCAACAACCCCAAACCGTTGGGGGGGGAGATTTCCGCTCCGAAAGAGCGAAATCGACCCCCACCCAGCAGCCTGAGCCTACCACGAAAGGCAAACCCAA